TTTTATTCTATTTTACAAAGTATCACTTTCTCACTATTTTTGTTAGATGTGAGAAAATATCGAACACGACTGGATGACCCCCCCGCTCTGGATGACCCCCGACCCCCCTCACCCAGAAATACCCTCATCCAGAGCGGTCGGCGGGGGGGTAGTGGGGGGGCGGTGGTGGTGGCGGTGGTGCGGGGGGCGGGGGCGGGGGAGAAACCTGATGATGTCGCCCATCCCACACAATCCAAAAAAAATTGAAATGATTTTACTTCTGTGTGCTATCCACAAACAACCGATTACGATTACGATGTTTTCCGCTATTGCTTCCGCCGTTCTCTCCGCTACTGGTCTCGCCCCCAAGTCTTCCTGTATTCTTCTGGAGCGTCTCGGTCAATACCCCCGCGACACCTGTGTCCTCTGCTTCAAATCTGGAATAACACGCAACGCCTCTGGTTGCTGTGATGAGTGCGACCTTTTCGCTGACCTTCTCGTCAGCGACAAGGACTTCGCCGAAGGGGTCGAACTCATCGTCAAACAAAACCGCAAAGCAGTCGCAACCCTCAAAACCCAATACTTCCATCTCCAAGCACCAATCGCAGGTATGACTTATTCTCTGTTTGTTCCTGACACTTCCATCTTCTCCAATCCAGAAAAACATCACTACTACGCTTGTCTCATCCAATCATTCTTTCGCACTCGCACATCCTATCAAAACGACAAGAAAAAACAGTTCCTCATCGAACCGACTTTCGGCACATTCATCGCCAACGAGACAGGCAGTATCGCGGATATGAAACAATTCTGCTACTGCTGGATGACTTGCGTTCAGGCATCCCTCCAAGTCCCCGTGAGCGACAAAATCATTCCCGACTTCTGGTTGCTTGAAGACTGCGTCGAAGGGACATTTCATCACATCTGCGATATGTTTCCCGACAGGCAACGCAAAATGACTGTCAAATCTCACATCTTTCGCGACGATGACCACCAAATACGCGGTATGTTTCGCCTTGAAGACGACCGCAATATTGATGGTGATGAAATCGCCATCGCATTCGCTCAAGGTGCTCCAATCTACAAACAGTCTGGCGATTGTTCTTCTGGAAAGGGGGGTCGTTGCTACGCAGTCCGCCAAAAGTCATTCGCCAAAGACCTACTCTTCATCGACCAAGTCTGGGAAGAAAAGTTCGGTCAAAAACTCGCCAAAAAAGAACAGCAACGCAAGGAGCAAGAACGCAAAGAAAAGAAACAGCGTCAGCGTGAAGAACAACGCGAACTCGACCGCAAACGCAACGAAGAAGAAAAAGCACTCAAACTCGCCCGTGCCTCCCTCGTGGAAGCAGTCGCCAAAGTGGATGTGGAACTCGAAACCATCCGCAAACTCCGCGAACTCAACCGCGAAGTCGCCCTCAAAAACCAAAAACTCGCTGACCGCAAAGAAGCAGAAAAACTCGCAAAGGAGGCAGAGAAACGCCACGCTGAAAAACTCAAACAAAAAGAACTCGAACGCCAAAAGTTCCTCTCAAAGAAACAGTAAATCTTTGAGACGAACTACTACTACGGGGCAGGGTAAGACCCCTTTTTTTTATCAAAAGAAAAGATTACCTACACTTGATTTTACCCCTCAACTTCTCCAACATCTCCCTCATATTCTTCGCTCCACCCTTCGCCGTCTTCAACTCCTTTTGAAGTCGTGTTGCTTGTATCTTCTCCGCATCATCGTCCAGTTGTTGTCTTCCAGCAATCTCTCGGTCATACATATCATCCTCTTCCATCTCCTCTTCGGGTTCTTCTTCATCGCTGATATAATCCTCATCGGGCAAAAACGCAACACGCTTCGCACTTCCAAAAGTTCCATACGGCATCTCCTCACCCTCCTCCCTTTCTATACCCGCACCATACGGATTAGTCGGCATTCCCTGTAATGCCTTCATCATTCCCGACCAGTTTCCTCTATCCTGAAAACCATCGTGTATCATCAAATCCATATACTCGTCATCCATTCCCGCCATATCCGCCGACACACCACCATTCATTCCATCGCCAACACGAGGGGGTTTCGGTGCTCCCATCGTCGGGTCATACGGTATATTCGCAACACCCGCTCGAACTGCCCTCTCCTCCGCACGACGAAACTTCCTCTGTGCTGTATCCAACGCCTCCCGACGCTGTCTATTTTGAGGGTTGGCGGCGAGTGCCTGTTGTGCCTGTGCTACATTCAGTCGGTTTCCTTCCAACTCACGAATTAAGTTTATATCCGCTCTGTTTAATGCCGCCGCCCTTTGCTGGGGGTCTGGTTGCTGGGGTGCTACTGGCGGTTGTGCTGGTGCTCCCTGTGCTGGAACTGCTCCTTGCTGTGCCTGATATGCCGCTAAATCCTGTTGATATTGAAGAATTGCCGCCCTTTCTCGCCTTACTAAATCCACTACTGCTCGTCTATTCGGTAAATCCAGTAGATTTTGTGCTGCCCACGCCAACGCTGGTTGTGCCTGTGCTCCCAATAGTAAATCTTGCGGAACACGAAGGGCGGGTGGTTGTGGAGGTGCTCCTACTGCTTGGGGTGCTGGTTGAACTGGTTGTGGAATTGGTTGGGGTGCTGGTTGGGGTTGCCTTTGAACATTTGGTCCAACAATAGGGGCAATCGGTGCTGCTGGTGGTTGTCCTGCTGGTTGAGGGGGTTGAGGTATATCTAATGGTGGCGAAAAATTAACTGGTCGCAGGTCATTATTGTTGATATTATCATAACTCTCCAACACCGCTCGAAACTCTGGTATAGGCGTTCCCGCCGCGTGAGCGTTTAATATCTGCTCCAAACTCGGTTTTACACTATCAAACTTCTCCTGTATCGCCTGTTCTTCTCTCGAACTCAACTTTCCTGTCCGTCCATACAGACGAATATACGCCGTCGCACGATTATACGCCGAGAGATATTCACTTATACCCTGCGTCAATTTACCCGCCTCCGCTGGTATCGCCATCGCTGAAACCGCCTGTGATAATGATGATGCCATCTTATCCAAAAATCCCGCCAACTCAAACGCCGTCTTTCTGTCGAGTTCATCAGGTCTTAAAAACTGCTCCTTACTCTGTGCGACAAACGGAAAGTTCAGTAAAAATGCCTTCTCTCTTGCCCGTGCGTCCTCACCTAACGCCTCCGCAATCTGTCTGCTACGCATCGCCCTATCCGTATCCGTGCCTCTGTGTCGATTTGCCATTTTCAGTTGTTTATATTCGTTAATCTCCTTTTGTTTTTATTATTAATTTCACTTCATCATTTCTTATAGAGATTATTCGCCTTTATGTATTTCACCGCCTCCGCCAGTTTCATACCTTTCTCTTTCATCGTCTTACTCACAAACGCATTATACGCACTTGTCTTCCCGCCGTGTGCCCCCTTTCCACTATACTCACTCTTCATCTTACTCATCGCTCCACCAAAAACAGCGTGTAAATTATTCGTCTGGGTTAGTGGATGTGCCCCTCCCGACATCGCCCCTCCCTGACTAACACCCTTCGTCACTCCGTTCAAAATAAGGTTATTTATCTTCTTTGCCGACCTTCCCGTAGTATTCTCCATCTGTGTTCCATCCCATATATTCTGTGATGCTACCTCATCCACCGCACCCGACTTCTTCTGTGCCTTCGCTGAATAACCACGCTCCGCAACTATCGCTCCCATCGAATTATCTCCGCTCACCGCCAATCCCTCACGCTCTTTCATATTCGTCTTTCGAGAGATTTTCTTCTTACCACCCTTAAAGTTAAACTTATCCGTTCCCGCCGTCGTAAATCTATCAACAGGCATCGTGGTCATTACAGGTTGTCGTGTATCCTCGAAATCCGCCTTATCCACCAAACCGTCCCACCAATTCTTCCCCCCCTTCTTACCACCGTTCCCAACAACGACAACATCATCCTCATCTCGCATCGCAGGAGTGGGAGGTCGAGGAGGAGCAGGAGGAGCAGGAGCAGGAGGAGCAGGAGCAGGAGCAGGAGGAGCAGGAGCAGGAGCAGGAGGAGCAGGAGCATCAGGAGTATCAAAATACGCTTTCAACAGAAGCAACGCTGCCGACCCAACCGCATATGTCGTAGGTAAAAACGGTATAAATATTTTGGCGTTGTCATACGCAAATCTCAATATAACTTGCGTTGCTTGATGGTTATACCCCTTCTTCAAAGTTCTCGCCGCCGTCATCACCGCCGAAGGGGCAGCGACCGCACCACTCACAATATAACCCGCAAACGCCGTCGCCGCAGGTATGAGAATATTGTCTAACCCCCTTCGACCCAGAGCAAGAATGTCTTGATAAGTTATTCCGCCTTCCAGTTCGCCCATTTTTGACGGGGCGGACGAAACCCCCCTACTGTTTTTTGGCACGATTTTCCTCTTCCTTCCACCTATACCTGACCCTACTGGATTACTTGACGGCATATCCCCATACGAAGTCGAACCAGTCGCGGCGTTCAACTGCTCCACCTCCAACTTCGGCGAAAAACCGAGAGAATTAGCAGGTATCGGTTTCGCATCCGCAAACACACCCTCACCACAACCCTTCATTCCCATTCCCATCGACATATTACCCCCCTTCGAACCACGCTTCGCACGAATACTCGCCATATATGCCTTTGCTTCGGGAGAACCCTTCACCAAACGAGCACGACCACCCGAACGACCCGATGGAGCACCATACATACCACCAGACATTCCCGACGGACGACCATACATACCACCCGATACTCCACTTTGACCATAACCCAGCAACTCCAACACACCAGCACCCGCCTCACCATAAGGATTTCCACTTGCCAATAGGGCGTCCTTCAAAGGAGTTCCTACCACATCTAAAACTGGTTTTACATAATCCTCCCAAACACCCTTTACGGTATCGTAAGCACCCTTGACTGCCTCCGTAAAATCATCCCAGTTATTATACCACTCGCCACCATAAAAACCAGCACCACTCTTACCCAATAGGTCTTGAACGAATGCCAACTCTTCCGCAGTAAAATCACGCCCACCTGACGCCAACATTTCAGGGTCTTTCGTCATCCTACCCACCTTCTTACTGTCTTTCATACGGTTTCGCCCACTCGAAAAATCATCGAAGTTCTCATACCACGCCGCCTCCACCTGCGGTTTTCCACTACCATCCATATTACCCACCTGAACTTTCGTTTCCAAAGGAAACTGCGGTTTTCCAGACCCACGAGCAGACATCGCCTTATCTATTACACCAGCATACGGCACTTCTCGAAAAGGCATCGTGACACCCACATCCGTCGCCGACGCACCACCATACCCAGCACCACCATACCCAGCACCACCATACCCCGCCCCTCCGTGAGTGATTGTTAGTTGTCCTCGCCCACTCAAAACCGTATCCCGCCCTTGTGCCGCATCAGCAACCATCCCTATCGGGGTATAACGAAACGCCTGACCGATATCATCGAGAAAACCACCTCCAAACGCCGCCGCACCACCCTCCATACGATACTCCTTTTCCGCCTGTGAAAGTGCTCGGGGATGGTTCGCCGCACCCCTCATAACATCGTTGTATTGAGTATCAATTCCGCTATCGCTTCCATACCCCCTACCTACAAAATTGGCGGGAGCGTGTCTCGCCGCCCTTTCCATTATCGCATCATTAATCGAAGCAATCCGTCGGTTATATGCCGTATCCATTTTCCGTTTATAAATTAGTATAACAATTGTTTTTATGTCTTATACTAATTTTATCGCTATTTCGTAATTATCTCTCGGCGTTCAGCATCGGGAAGCAAGTTTCATACGACCGCCAATACCATCAGCACCTTTACCGAGTGCGGATTTCGCGGCGGAAACTGCGTCCATAATCGCCTCCTGTGCCTTCGGGGCGACATCAGCAACCGAAGTGACGGCGGAACTTTCAACACCACCAACCAAACGCAAATGACGCTCACTCACGGGTTTCATTTCACTCGCGGCGAGAACATCACTCTTCGTGAGGATACCCGTGTAAGTAGAACTGACACCCTGCGATGTGATAAACAAACCACTATTCACGCACATCAAAACCAGTTCGACAGGTTGGGCAGCAAGAGTGTAATTCTGTATCGTAACGTTGAACTGTAAATTGAAACTACCCAGCGACCCCGCCGCGTAAAACTCCTCTACAATAGGGATATCCTGTCCAAAACGCAAAGCAAGAATAGACCCCGAAGTAAGGACTTGTTGAAGACGAGTATCATAAAGACCACCAACGGGAGGCAGGTATTTATTAGCATACCCTCGAAACTCCTGCCAAGTCTGGTTCGTGGTTTTCGCAGACATACGATACAAAGTATCCTGTGTAGCGTTCGCCAACAGACCTGACTGGTTGTTCCAGTTAATAGAAATACCAGTAATGGGGTAGAAACAATCAGCATCACGGTTCGTCTGCTGGGACATCGGTTTTCTCGCACAAATCACCAACATATCGGGGACTTGATTTAACTGAATGTTGTTGCTTGAAAAAGGGAGTGTAGTGGGAACTAACTCATTCGTAGCACTCACAGCGGCAGCACCGATGTTCGTATTAAAGGTAGTCAAATAACGCGGGAAATCAACATAATCCACCACATTTTTCGAGGGCAAAATCTGGGAAGGATGGGGAGTGAGCATCTGGAAAATTAGTCGAGCACCCGTCACATTAACAATCGAAACGGCATAGTTAGCAATCGCCGCCTCACTCGCACCGCAACGCCACAAACGGGATGCCTGTGCGGATATGTTGAAAATGAAGTTCAAGTTGCTCACACCGTAGAGTGCCATCTGGTTCGCCGAGAGATTGGCGAAGTGAAAGGGAGACAAAAACAGGGGTTCAAATGAAGTGAAACGAAGACGCACAACACGAAGAGTTCCATCACCGATAGTCTGTTGGTTTTTCAAGTTAGCACCAATAACAGGTTGGGTCTGCTCCAAACTGTCGATACTGTAAGTGCCACGAGACACAAGAGAGTTATCGGCGGTCTGTGCCCAAGAACCGTTGCTGTTGTTGTTTGCCCCCAACTGGTCTTCATAACTACGGTAAGTATCAGGAGCAAGAGGAGCAATACCGTTCCAACGAGCAAGAGCACGGTCATCACCATACATACGAAGCAACTGGGGCAACACATCACGAATATTCACCGAAACGCTGTTGTTATTCACCTGAACTTGAAGGGTAGTGGCGGACATATGAAGGGGAAGGGGAGCAAGAGCATCACGATTACCCAAATCAACCAAAAACTCACCAGCGGCGGGACTGCCTCTAATTTCAAGTTCATAAGTAGATTGCCAAACAATATTTCGGTCGAGAAGCGTAACTTCACTCGGGGTCTGGATAGAAAAAGTCTGCGAAGAAGCACTTGCCGAAGTAGCAGGATAAATCTGGGTGGTAACATTCTGCCCTGATTTTACAACACCAAAGGGGAGACTGTCTGTCACCCTCATACGAGCATCTTCCACGAGCACTTTGCGAAAATCTGCTGAACTCATTTTTATTCGATTTTATGAATATAGTTATAACTTTGTTTTTATATATAATTTCAGTTGTATTTTCGTTCGCCGAGAGATTAATCAATTGTCGCATTATAGAAGTCCTTCCTTCGAAACAGGATTTTAATGGATGCCGCACAACCCGCCGCCAGATTGAACCGATGTAATCCACTATACTTGTCCTTCCAGAACACCGAAACCTCCACCGCATTCACAGGGGTCGTTCCACGCAAATCCAACATACGATACTCCGCCGTCGGCACATATGTAATCCTCGTCTGGGACGATGTGCCTGTCGCACCCTGTAATTCAAAATCAGTCAAAACTGGTGCTGTCACGTTGTTATTGCCCGATGAACGCAAATTGCTACTCGTCACACCATCGTAAAAATTGAAAATCGCTGGTTTTGATAATAGGGTGTTTTGAACTGGAAGAAGTGATGTCGAAAACACAAGTGAGGATATGGGTGAAAATAAAATCGTCGTTGAATGCTCCTGTGGAACTATAATCTGCGGTATTGCCGATACTGATGATGCGACTGCCGTAAGGGGGTAGGACGGTCTGCTTCCTCCACTCGTGTTTTGATACTGGTTGTTATATACAACAATCATATCCTCTGTTCCTGTCGTTAATTGAAACTGGTTATTGCCTTGAAAAATAGTAGGAAACGAGTTCAGCAGATTTGATAGGGGGGTATTCATATACAACTTAATCACCCGTCCTGTAAAACCAGCAGTATTCGGTAAGTTCTGGTCGTAAGTGTCGTAGGCGTAAGGGGGTGCTGTCCCTGCTAATGCTGGAGGGCAAAGAGGAAAACTCAACGAAAATAACTCGCCATTCGGGTCATAAAACATCTGCGGACAATAGTTCTGTGAGATGTTCGCTGGTGTCCCTGCCCTTGTGCCTAACGCATTCTTTCCCGCCGCTACTAACTGGGTGTTAAAATTATCAAACGCCGCCTTCAAAGCATTATTCGCATATTGAAGCACCAGCGAAAACTCATTTACATAGTAGTAGTCAGTAGTTAAATCCTGAAATGTCAAAGCACCCGACGGAGGACTGATTGTAAGGTCATCTGGAATATAAATCCAGTTCTCTTGTGCCGCCAAATAATCCGTCACGGGCGGAACAACCGAGTAGTCCGTCACACTCATACCCCACGCATAAATCAGTTTATTCGGGTTCGCTTGTCCTAACAACACTTGCGGAATGAAAATCGGCAGGGTAGGGGTCTCGATACTGAAACGCACAACCGACAATAGGTAGTCTTCGGGATACTTAATGATAGGGTTCTGTCTAATCTCGTTGAAGGTCAGGGGCGGGGCAGTAGTCCCCACTAATGTCGGGTTATAATCACTCACAACATTAATGTCGTAGTATAAATTATAGGGGTCGGCAGAAGTCAAATTACCTCTTGTTGTCATTTTACTCGTTTATATTCGTTATTGTTCTTTTGTTTTTATTATTAATTTCCATTCGTCTTATCTTTTGATTAAAAAAAGGACGCCCCTGTCCTGTATTTCATCTTCGGGTTGTCTTACACCCTCTCTCCCGTAAATGATTGTTCGCGTCTTCTTTCAAAGTTCGACGCGAACTTCGGGTCGCGACGCAACTCCTCCATACACGCCTTCTTGTAGCAATCCGTCTTTCCTGTAAAGTCAGCGACAATTTGAAACTCCTTACCTCCGTATTCGTAAAACTCCGTGTCGTCATCACGCAACCACCCCATCGAACCGAACACAATCTCACCGCCGTTTTTGCGTTGTTCAATAACGGCGTTGAAGAAACACATTCCAAAGTAGGGGCGGTCGTCGAAAATCCGCCGAAAATGACCTGCGTAGTTCTCGCCAAACACATTCTTCGCCTTCTTGATGTGCGACGCAATCATTATTTTCTGCGTCATTTCAGGGGCGG